ATAATTAATATAGTTATATAATGTAGCGTATTAATATAACATGTACGGCAGTATAGTAATGTACATACTATACAAATGTATTAGCTAATAAAAAAAAACTCTGTTTTTTTATGATGATAATTGAAAATAAATTGAGGTACTTTGTACTATTGTAAATATATTTGTAATATATTAAATTAATATAGTTTACACTTGTATAATAATATATAGGTTCAGTATGAACTTAGTACTTAAAAGTACGGGGGGATAGCGTCGATTACCCCTCCCTCTCTCACGCGCGGATATGGGGGATTATAGGTTTATACACGAACTTCATATATGGCTAACTTGAGCACAATAATATAGTAAAATAATATAGCTTGATTATGTATTTATATTATATATAAGATTACTACATAAAATAACTAACTAAAACGTGTTAAAGCCTGCGGAGGGGGTGAGCGCAACTGGGGGTGGTTTGGAGAACATATCAATGTTCGACTTAATATCTTCACAGAACTTGTACACAAGTTATCATACTCGCTAGTACGTCTGTACTGGCGTACATACTATATAATTAGATTAACAAAACGTGTGTAAGCTTAACTTACAATGTAAGTTGTATTGGTAGGAAAAGTCTTTAGACTTTCTCCTACGCGGTTAAGCTTTAGCTTATCCGTTAACAAATAAAAAGAGGAGTTTACTTCAGTAAATCTCCTTTGTAATTCTAATGTATTATGTAAGTTGTTATGTAAGTATTTATATGTGGTAAATTTTACTACGGGTCCGTACTCTTTTTTACTACGGGTCCGTACTCTTTTTTACTACGGGTCTAAAACAAGTTTTTAGTTCCACGTTTATAAGGTCCTGTTTTATAGTAAAAATTAATTACACTTTGTTCTCCTTGATTTAGTAGAGCTTCTATTTCCTCATCGCTTTTCTTACCATTAGTATCATAGCATGCAACATATACGTTTCTTTTTTGTTCTGGGGCTAATACTACTGTTCGACAAGCTAAAACTCCTACTTTAACCATAGACGATAATCTATCTCTTATACATTTAGATTTTCTTCCTGTTATGGCAGATAAGCTAGTGGGGTCAGGGGTGCTAGCCCCAACATTACAAATATATGCCTTATATCCTAAGATTACACTATATATTGCGCATTCTAATATATCGAGCTTCAAATCTCTCCACATGAACTCTTGTACAGTATAAAACTGGTCCTGCCTGTTTTTAATATTATATTCACTATTCATATTTCTCTTACCTCTTACATTAATCCATTACTTATAGAAAAACAAAAAAACGTGTGCTATTATCTTCTTAAGGATAGTTATCTAGCCGATGGTTCTATCATATAATTATCATAAGATTGAATGCCTTTTAGCAAATTATTCATTAAAGATTGTTGATACATTTTGTTCATAGAATTACCTGCATCATACATACCATATAGCATGCCTGCAGTTCCTAAAGCCTTTCCTCCTAAACCTTTAGCGAATTGTCCAAGTGTAGATTGAGTAGCAGGTTTCTTTGCTACTTGATTTACTATTTGTTTATAAGCATCATTACTAGCCTGTTGAGAATAAGGCTTAATTAACATGTCTAATGGACCTTGTTGAACTCCCTGAGAGGCTCTTTGTATTAGCATTTGAGCTTCAGGTATAGTTAAGTTTAATTTATTTGCTACATTAATAATATTTTGAGCTGAATTAAAAGCTAAGTTCTCCATCTGAATTATTATCTCCTTCCTTCGCCAGCGGCGAAACGTGCTTCGCACTTCTTCCACTATTATGTACGTTCTTGTACGGACTATTAAAACCTATTAAATCTAGATAAAAGAGGTCATCCCTCTTAAATATATCTATGACACCTTCTTTGCAGAGTCGAATAAGACTCCATTCTAATTTATAATCTACAGGTTCATCTAACATTAAAGCTAATCCATAGACATCTCCAAAAGGAATAGAACAATTAAAATCTTTCCATAATTCGTGTATTTTTTTATTTACTCTTTTTAAATCGGATGCTTGCCATCCTTTTTCAATAGCTTTCCACATAACCAAATGCTCTTTGCTCATTCGAACAACCGCCTTTCATACATTCAATGCTCCTTAGCCACTAGAGTCACCTATCTTTCAGTCTATTTTTAGTCGTTAAAATGATGCAAATTTCAAGAAAAAACGAAAGTTTTTATGGGGGTAGGATAAAATATATTACCCTTATATTTAACAGGGCTTCTACCCCCGAATTTGTATCAAAACAGGGGGGTTTTTTGTCATTTTTGAAGATTTAACTCAAAATAGAAGTCGTAAATTTTATCATTTTTAAGTTGTTTTATGACATCAAAAATATGAGCATTATCAATGAATTTTAATTGTTGTCCGTCATGATAGCTCTCAATTAACATTTTGACTGCCTTATTAAATTCGGAAACTTTCATCTTAGGATTATTTCTATACTTATTATATAATTTAATCACTTTATGAACAGAACTAGGTGCTGATTTGAATATTTTATTATCAGGTTGAACGTCGAAATCTAATTCGGTTGACGATGTTAGTAGTTCGCAAAACAACCCCATATCATTATATCGAACAACCAAAAACTTATCGTCATTTCTTCTTAATTTATAGATGAATTTAAACTCTCTTTTTGTTATCGTGTTATCTGGCTTATTTCTTAAATGTCGTTTAACATCTAGGTTATTATCCATTAAACATTCTTGTTGCGCGTAAACCTTTGTACAATTTCCGTATTGAACAAAAGGTATGTCTCCTACTCTCCCAAAATACTTTTCCATTATTCGTCACCCTCCTCCTCTTCCTCATCAGCATCATCATCGTCGTCAAGTACATCATCTTCCACTTCATCTATGTATTCTCGAAAGAAACCTTCTCCTCCTGCTTGTTCAGGGACTTCAATTCCTCCTTCACCATCTGAATATTCATTGTAGAAATGTGCTAATTTATTCCAAGTTTCGAGGTCGACTATAGTATAGTTCCCTCTGAAATAGCCTACTGCAAGTAAGATGAGTGCGATAATGTTAATTGCTGTAAGAACCATAGTATAATCCCTCCTTTATATATACTATTAAGCTATATTATTATGTTATGTTTGTTTAATATATAAGGGGAGTATTTAGCTCCCCTAACTATCTATACTATCTTATTTTTATCTTTAAAGAACTTAACGATTTGTTCATCTGTTATGATTAATTCTTCACTTATTTTAATTGGACACAACTGTCTTACTACTCCACAATATACATCCTTACAGAATGTCAATTGTAATTGGAGCGAAGGATTAGCTTGTAGATATACTAATATTGCTTCATCTGTAAGTCCTAATGATTTAATAAAAGTAATTAAATCCAAAGCCGTACAAGTTAAATGATTAATTAAATTTTCTTTTTCTTTTGCCTTCTCTTCATCTGTTTTCTCTAGTGCGACAACCTTATCATCTTTAAATTCTATAATACATCCTTGTTTTCTGTTATATTCAGTGATAAAGTTTATATATTCTTTCTGAGAGTACCCTTGTTCAAGTATAGCTTTAATATTCATAGAATCTCCTTAAAATTTATACATACCCAAAAGCTCGCCACATATTAGTTCGGACTGTATCACCCCAATTAATAGAAAAACCAGTTGTAGTTTTATTATGAGGTAAAAACGAGTTATAGACAGGTAAGTCGTCAGGATAGCCACTGCTCGCTAAAACAGTATAATTTGTATCCTTGTAAGGTTTGAGAAATGTTATCGACTGAACAGATACCCCAGTGTTATCATCCCATTGTTCGCAATATCCGTCACTATATACTCTATAACCTGATTTGCCGTTTTCATAAGATTCGACTAATCTTACAAACTCAGCATTATTACTATCTTCGATAGTAGAACCTTGTATTACTAATGGAAATTCAGGATCTCCTACACGTAATGTATTAGTATTATCTAGTTGCAATCCCATAATGGCAATAGTTCCACCAGTATCTCTAGTGCTTGTAAACCTAATATACTGAGAAATCTGCCCGAATTCAGGAAAGTCCCCTATCGTGATACTTCCATTGCTACTTGAATCAACAACTTTCAGTTGTCCAGTTTTAATAGACTCTATATCCATAAGATACAGAGAACCTTCATATTGGTATATAGAAGGCATAGATTTCCCTTCGCAAAAAATACCTTTTTCCAGGAGAGAACTAGGGATTACAATTTTATCGAAGATTTTATTACCAGTAATAGTTTGTGCGGTATCTGTAGTAACCATATTGGTAGGAGCTGAACCACCTGATGCTGAAAGAGTTCCGTCTGATGATACAGTTAAGCCTTCACCTACCTTAATCGAACCTAAAGCACTAGCTGAAGCTATTTTATTAGAATCAACCCGTGTCCAAGAACCCATTGTTCCGTTGGCTGAACTATATCGGGTATATATTTGATTGCCTACTAAACCCTCGCAACCTATCCATGTCTGTTGAATACGCTGGTTAGAACTTTCGGCGAACCATTTCATTGTTATAAGCATAGCAGCGACACTATAAACAACAGGTGCATTTTGCGGATTTAGTCCTCCTGAGATATGATACAGTCCAGTTTCTAATAATTCTGGAGAGTTAAAGTCGGCAGTAGTAGCAGCTTTGACTTCTAAACCACCACTTACGGCAGCACTAATAATATTATCTACTGATATAGTAATATTATCACCTGCTGTTAATTTATCTTGCTTCTTAAGTAAATCAGCTTGTACGCTTGCAACATCTCCTGCTAGAGTATTTACTTCATTCCCTAATTCATCAAGATTTGCATGTAACTTCCCATCCACTATTTGAATGGTTTGACCGTCGACCTCTAGTGATATTACTCCATCTACTATCTTTAATGGCAGAGTAGCACTTATATTGGTAGAACTGCCCCCTCCTGACGAGAAATAGTCAAGGCTATTATAAGCAGTAGTGCCGTCACCTATTTTTAACTTTTTAGTATCTGTCTCGTATGCTGGTTCACCTACTCCCAGTACAGGGTTTTTCGAGGTAAAGTTAGCTGCCGTATCTCTACGTAATTTTATTTGTGTCATATTATGCTATACCTCCATCTATTTGTGTTTCAAGAGCTATCACTCTATCAGTTAGGTTATTTATCTTAGTACTTAAGTCTGCTATTGATTCTAATATCTGTCCAATCTGTGCATTTGTAGGAGCGTTACAAGTAATTTGTACACCAGTTTCTGTTTCGGTTATTACTAGGTTATCAGAGCCAGCAGTGATGGAGGATTGGTTCAAAAATAGCTTATCTTGTTGGTTCTTTAATGAAGTACCTACTTTAAGGAAATCAACCCAAGTATCACCATTGAAAGTGCTTATACCATCAAAAGTATTATTACCAGTAAAACTATTATCTCCAGCAAGAGTAACATCTCCAGTTCCACTACCACCACCAGTAGAAGAAATTTTAATACCAGTGCTAGTCTTTTCTATAGTTACATTATTACCAGCCTCAACATTAGCACTTGATAATAAATTATTTCTGTTATAATCGGTTATAAAGTCAGAATTTAATTGGATAGTTCTACTGTTTTGGTTTCCAATCATTATTCTATCATCATAAGCCCCAAATATAATATCTAAAGTAGATTTCGTCCCTTTAATAAGAGCAGTAGATGTATTAAATTGGATTACACTATTTAAAGTAATTGCATTAGTAAAATTCTTCTTACCAGTGATAGTTTGCGCAGTATCAAGAGTAACTAGATTATTTATAGCGTTGTTTAAAATGGCATTAGTAACAAACTCTGTTAAATCTGAAGTATAAGCAATTTCTTTAGTCCCTTGCTTCAATCTAGTAGAGTTATCATCAGGTATAACTAACCCCCCAATGGTGGTAGTATAACCAGATACATTTCTAGTCAGGTATTGATTATTATTATCATCCTTGATTTTATCTATTGACGGAGCATTAGTAAAACCAGTCTCACCTCTAAATGAAACACTTCCAGTTACTACATCTCCAAGCACTTTATTCAAGTAATTTTCCTGAAGATAAGTATTTAAAATAGCACTTGACACTGCAAGAGATTCTTCTTGAGTTACTAAATCCTCTTTAGTGGCTAATTTAACTACGCCATATTTTTCTGTACTAGCAAAATCAGGGTCCCCAATATATTCTTGATAAGTATCTCTATCATATCTTAAATAAGTACCGCCTCTATCTTCTGCAGTAGCTTTAAGATTTTCTGTTTCAAAAGAACCGTCTTCATTAATTATTTTGAGAGTATATTCGTGAGCAGTATTTTTACCTACTGTAATCTGCGGAGAATAACCTTGTTCCCCTTTTACTCCCTGTTGTCCTCTCGGACCTTGACGGTTAAGAAAGTATTTAAAGTCGACCAATTTCTAAACCTCCACAATTCTTATTTTAGAAAATTCTCCACCTGAAGAACCTTCTGTCAGTGTGTAAATAATAACGTCTGTATCGTCTGCTGAAACTAATTGGATTGAAATGGGAAAAGCTCCACATCCTAAATTAACAGTATCTTCTGCAGATATGGCAAAACAGAACTCACCTCTTGTCGCATTAGTAATTTGTCCGATGGTTTCTAAGTCACTAACCTGTGTGATAATATGTTCAATAAGAACTTTAGCATCAGAGGTCGGAGAACCTAATACTCTAAATTTTACTGCATACGGAGTTAAATCCATCGGAGAAAAATTTGCAGTATTATCAGTAGTTTCTATACTACAAGATAGAATTTTGTTTTCACCTTTGATACAGACTGCATCAATAAATTGCATAAGAAAAATTTCCTTCCTTATTTTATAAGTTATACTAGTATTATACAATACAATAAAATAAAATTCAACCCTATTGTTAACTTCTATTAACAATTACTCCAAAAGTCTTAGTTGCATCTACTGCATCTACTGTATTACCTCCGTAAGAGTAGGGATTTCCTATACCTTTAGGTAGTAATAGCTTATTAAATATAAAGTACGAACCTGAATCACTTTGAGATGGTTGAGTAGCTCTAGTTACCTCTATCCCGAATAAAGTAGCTGCAGTTGCTTTGTAGCTCCCTCTAGCGCTTCCTGATGTACCTGCAACGAATTGAGGATTGCTAGTTGTATTTACTGTTTCAGTAGTATTAAGATAAACATTTTTTGACTGAGAAGTTATGCTATAGTTTTGCACTTTCCCTGCAGTAAATTCGAATGTATTTGACATCGCCACATCTCTATTATAATTTAATTTGCAGATTTGAATCCAATCGTTAGCTCCACTTTCAGTTCCGCCTGTAATAATCTTCTTTACGATTTTACCTTGTAATAATAAACTGGACACATTAGCATTAAACGAAGCATTCATATTTAAGTCAAACACGATATTAATTTTGATAGCATTTACCGATGTTTGATTTTCTGATGGGATATTAATATCTTTAATATCTTTTGCTCCCAAGTAAGTACTGTTAATTTGCTCCCATTGACCAGATTCACTATTTCTTATAGATGTTGTACAAGTATATCCTGACGTTCCCGCAATAGATATATAACCTACTCTAAATGAAACATTTGTAAGTAGTAAGTCTTGAGGAAAAGTCCATCCAATATTAATCTGGTATTTATTGATTATTCCTTGTTGAGCTGAAGTTCCGCCTAAAGCTCCATACCCGTAAGAGCTTGTAACGTTGAATGGCTTTGTTTGAGGTGCATCGTTAGGAATAGAGTTCCAACCCACAGTAGTTCCTGCATTATTAACCCAAATAGCATTTGCAGATATACTTCCCCAAGACTCATTAGAAGTAATGCTAGGTTGAGTCCAGTCTGTAGTTTGATAAATATAACTATCAGGGTATTTATATTGTTTTAAAGATGGGGAGTAGAATAAATACTTTCCTTGCTTAGGAATTACTGCAGAAGGAAGATGAATACACCCAGTTCTTCTTATTAGTAATCCATCGGTAATGCAAAGGTTATTCGATACTTTAAATACTTTAGTCCCTAATACGCATCCGTCATAAGCATCAAGAATTTTCTTTAATCCACCAACACTTAGCGTGTAGTTTACTGGAGCTAATTCAGGAGATACATTGTTATAATTAATATCAGTTACATAAGAACTTTCATTATATTTATCTATTAATGAATTAATTCTATTGGTTAAATCATCAAAACACTCTTTAACCTCAGATATCTTTACTTGCCCTTTAAAATTCTTATATTCCATCTCTTTATTTCCCTCTACATATTGTAGTTAATTTTGAAAGCACGTTCTACGGTGCCAGTTATTACATCATCAGGTTTTATATATACAATAGCATGAACTCTAGTATTTAAGCAATTCCCACCGTATATTTTAACCCCATTTTTAGAAACATTAAATGTTCCTCCATTAGGTCCTACGCAGCAAATACATTCATAAGCTTTTGAAGTGTAAGGTAATGTTATATCACTTCCCTTACTTATTGACGTATATTGAGTAAAATCTTGAGGATATAAATTTAATGTATCCAAAGAATCAGTAAGGCATACTGCATTTGTACTGCTATCTAAGAAGAAACCGAATAAAAATTGTTTATCTTGTTTTGTTTCTTTCTTTTCAGTAAACTCAATAGTCTGATTCATTTGAGCATTTGAATTAGCCATTGCACAGTAAGCATATCCTTCTCTTAAGTTCGTAGAACCAGTCATAACTGTTATTTTATTTGTATTACTATCATGTTTTAATATACTAACAATTAATTTGTTTTGATTACTATTAAAATATAAATCCCTGATAATAGTCTGTCCTCTTAAAACCATGAATAACTCGTTAGTTCTACAAGCTGATTGCGGTCTAGTGGGTGCTGGCACCTGATAATTATTATAAGTATATTGTTTAAAAATATCTTGCTGATTTAATATTTTTTGGATATTATCTTCAGATTCACTACACATCCTATTTAGCTGGTTAAATGCGTTAGTTAATTTACTACCAAAAGCTAGGTTAGAAGTATTAAAGAAATCAAAAGTCATATTATTTGCTTATCCTCCCTACATCTGAAAGAACTACATCACTAGCCCAAGCTCCACCTGATTCTCTTCCCCAAGCTCCAACTGCTCTATCATTAATAGTTAAGTTAGTAGGTATCATATCTCTCGGGATTGTCCCAAAATTCTTAGTTTCTATAGACATATCACACAGATGAGTTAGAATATTGATGTCCAATAAATTTTTAGAATTTACATTATAAATAATACCATTTTCGTAAACCCCTATAAGAAACTTACCAGATAAATCTGAAGCATCAGCAGTAGCATATACAGCATCAGTTGCAGTATCTAGTACTACATATACTTTATCATCAACACCTAAATCTTCTATAGTCTGATTCGTAATAGTATGTAATTTCATATTGTTATCATAATAGCTAATCTTCTTACAAATTTTTCCACTGAAAGAAATATCTAAAGGAACTCCAACTAAGTCCATTATTGTTAGAAAAGATTTAAGATTTACCACCTTATTTGACTCGCTATCAAGAGTTACATCCTCATAATCATAAGTTGCAAAATCTGGTATTTGTGTTTCATAAGCAGTCAAACTAGATAATTCATTGAATTTACTTTCTAAAGCGTTAAAATTTTCAATTAATGCTTCTTTGTATATTCTACCAATTATCTCTCCTGTTTCTTGGTCCGTTGAAACCGTATCATACCAATCATCTCTAGGTAGTTTAAATTTATCTAATGCCATATATTACATACCTCTATTAGCTCTATATTGAGCTGCTTGTCTCATAAATTTCCTTGCTTGAGAAGGAGTCATAGTTTCTCTGTCAGGATAGTACTTATATTCAGATTTACCTGTTACAGATTTTAACACTTGGTCTATGGTTCTAGGTCTATCAGCGTTACCTCCAACCCAAAAATTATTCCCATAGTCACTTGAAGTAAAGTCACCAAAAACACTCTGTGTATAAGGTTGATAATAATCCATTCCAGCTATACCGCCTACTATAGGAGCTACTGTTCTATTCCAAAAGTTCACAGGAACAAATAAATCTTTTATGGCAGTGGCTAGAACTTCATCACCTTGAAAATTTATCTGTTCTACTTGACCAGTTTGAGTATTCATCTTCCATCTAGTAGAACCTACAGTCTGAGTCATTTCATTAATAGTAGCGGCTCGTTTGTTAGGTCGACCGTATCTATCTTTTCCTTGCCAAGCGTTCATTAAATCTGTTAGTAAAGGAATACCAGCAGGTGTGCCTTCGCCAGTATGTCTAAACGCTGCATCTGCAAATTTTAATGAAGCAGTTATAGGGACAAATTCTGCAGTAGTCTCTTTGATTTCACCAGTCTTGTCGTCAAACTTATAAGATACATAAGGTTTATCAGATTGAACACCTAGTTGTAATCTATTCTGCATTTCCTTATCAAATCCTACATGACCTAAAATATCATTAAGAGCTACGTTCGCTAAGAATGGATGGTTTTTCATTTGGTGCAAAGTTGCTTTAGTTGCAGTTTCAGTCCAATTGAAGAATGGGTTAGTTATTTTAACTGAACTTTCAGCCCAAGCTGGCAAGAATGAGTAAGGGTCATTTAATAAGCCACCTCTTCTTACATCATGAATCAACTCTCCTAATTTGGCTTTATCCATTGATTCGATAGCAGCTAATTTATTGCCACCCCATACGCCTTGTTTCCTTAGAGCTGCATGTGCTGCTACTTCTCCCCAATAGTTTTGAATTTCTCTATCGGCAAATCTTAGTATGTTTCCGCCAAGTTTATTATTTACATTTGATATAGCTTGAGTGAAAGCGTTCGACATTTTGGTCGCACTACTATCGGTTCGATACAAATTTAACTTTTTAAGAAGACTTCCTCTCGACTTAACGGCAGACAACATATCCGATATTAACATAGGTCCTGAGTTTAACATACCAGTAGCTGCTGCCGTAATAGCGTTACCTCCAATATAAGAACCTCCGCCTAACATGGCTTGTTTAGATATCCTTATACCATCTCTAACAATTCCTCCAAAAGCTTCGCCTCTTCTTTCGGTAGAATTTTCTAATATCTTGGCTGCAGTTTTATCTAAAGGAATATCATCGTCTAATAATTTTTCAGCCTTAGCTTCTTTTAATACTGAGTGAATATCTCTTTCATTTCTCATTGCTTGTTCTAATGATTCACGAGAAACATAGACTGCTCTTCCTATATCATCAGGAGCAAGTGATTTCCCTATATACCCATCGTCGATAATTTGTCTGGCTATTTCACTATTACCAAAATTAACACCTAGATTGTCAAGATATTCTGAAGGTCTTACTAATTGTTTAGCAATATCTTCGTACGAAGCATTACCAAATTCCCTAGTAGAAAATCTTTTATTAAGTATTCTTTGAGAAGCATCAATAGCTTTAGTTTTATCTACTTCAGCTAATCCGTGTGTAACAGGAAATATTTCTCCTCTATCATATAATTGTTTAGCATCTAAAACTCTTTTTGCAGCATCATTACCCATATCTGCTAATTCCGTTACTTTAGCTAAGCCATTTTCTTCTTTTAAAGTATCCAAGATAGGAGTTAAGGCTTTCCTAGTTGCTTGATAAGTATTTCCAGTATCCCTAGTTACCTTCTGAATAATAGACATATCTTGAGGGTCAACCCAAGTGTGAGGAGAATATTTCTTAAACACATCATCCCAATTCTTAGATAACTCTCTTAAAGCATTTTTAGCTTCTAATACTTTACCAGTTACAGGAATGCCTTCCTCTGCTGCTTGAACTGCATAAGCTAAATCAGTAGCAGTCATCTTCTTAATACTATCGGATTCTAAAGGCTTTACTGCTTTTCTAATATCATCAGCTACACCCTGTCTAGTTACATCTACCCCTGATTGTACCAATCTTTGTAATTCTGTTTCAGGAGATAAGCCAAGCTTTGCCGCTCCATAATTAAGAGTCCTTGCTGCCTTTTGACCTGCTTTGGTTTTACCTAATAGAGAAGTTACTAACCTACCACCGCCTAATGATAAGACATCAAAAGCAGTATCTACAGGATGCTCATAAGCTCCTATCAAACCACGTTGAAGAATTTCTCCTACACTCCTCTTGCCAATATCAGATGTATTAAAGTTATAAGGAGAACCTACTACATTAATAATATCTTTACCAACTTTTAAAGGATTATCCCAATTTCTTTGAATATACCCACCAGTCTCTCCTAATACTTCAGGAATATGAGTGCCTACATAGGTTAAACCAGTTCCAATTTCTGCAGCATTGGCTAATGCGTTCTTAATAATATTAGAACCATCTCCTCTTATGGATTGCCCTAAATCTGGTGTCTGTTGTACAGACTGTATGGCCTGTAATCTTTGTTGTATAGGTAAATCCCAATAACTATTAGCAACGGGTTGCGAAGCAGGGAGGGGGGTAGCCCCTAACCTGCCACTATTCTGTTGAGACATTAGATATTGAATATAATCTTCAGGTCTCATTGTATTTGCTAAATTTAGGTAATCTAAATTACTATTATGCACGCTCTGCGGGGTTATACTATTGTTCATTGGCTTGTAATCCTACATTATTTTTCCATCTGCTCATTAGTCTTCCAAAGAAGCCTTGCTGTTGTCCTTGAGGTGGTTGTCCCCAAATTTCTTGAGCTAATTCAGGAGTCATTTGAGGGAACCACTTAGAACCCATACCTGAAGCTTGGATTAATTTCCCTGCCTTTTGGTTATCATATCCAGCTAGAGCTACAATAGGGTTTAATCCCGCATATAAATTACCTTGAGACATTGGTTTAGCTTGGTCTCGTTGCATATTTAATTCGTTTTGGTAAGTTAATTTAGCCAAGTCTCTATTGTATTGTAAATCTGCTTTAGCTTGTTCTTGTAGAGCTTTTAGGTTTTGTAATTGCAGGTTATTAGCTGCGGTATTGGCTGCATCGTAACTACCATATTTTAATTGATAATCTAAATTATTTATAGCGTTTTGGGCTGCAACTTTATTCTGTTCTATTTGTTGAATTAATTGTTGTTTAGCAAATATATTGCTTTCATTTTGCACTGCCATTTGTAACTGACTTTCTATCTGTGCTGCCCTCGCTGCTATCATTTGCTTTTGTCTATCTAACATTGCTGCTTGATAATCAGAATAAGGAACACCTGCTTCGTTAGCTTTGGCAATCTGATACATAGTCTGAGCTTGGTTTAAATAATCCTGAGCCTTTGAAGATTGAGGTGCTGTCATTCCTCTAGCATCTCTTACCCCTCTAGCTATTCTATCCATTTCCATTCTAGATTGAAGTTGAGTAGGGTCTACATAATATCTCTGACCCTCTACCATTCCCCCTTGATATCTAGGGTCTTGGGTTTGAATAGTATTATACAATTCATTATATTGGTCCATTAGTCTATTATACATAGTAGGAATAGACAACTGTTCATTTCTAGGGTCATTAACTCCAGATTGTAATTGAGTCAATAAAGTGTCTTGCGCTGGAGTACTTAATACTACATCTGGCTTAGCAGGAGGAGTGTTAGCTTGTGCTTGTTGTTCAGCCCCATCTATCCTCCCCTGTCCTTGAGTCTGTGTAGAAGGACCCATAGATTGAATTATCTCTCTATTTTGCTGAGACACAGGGGCTACATCGCTTATTCCAGCTTGTCTATATTGAGGTCCTAGTTGAGCTACCATGTTTAAATAATTCTTAGTTGTTGCAGGTAATATCCCTTTATTAACGTTTCCCTGACCTGCATTGTATGCCCATATAGCTTTATTAACAGAGCCATTATTGGCATCTAATAATCGTTTAAATAATTTTATACCATATCTGGCATTAGCTTCTGGGTCTGTTCCACCTTTATAATCTGGATGAGAAGGTCTATGGATTTGAAATAATCCGAAACTATTTCCGTTGTCTCCCACAGCATTAGGATTAAAGCTTCCCCCTGTTTCAACGTGAGCTATAGATAGAGCCAATGCAGGGTCTACACCCTCCTCTTTGGCTATTCTAACAATCATAGATTGAATATCTTTAGCGTTAGTATTAGCTGAAACTCTCGGAGTTGATGCACTTCTTTGAGGTTGTTGAACAGGAGCAACATTGTTTGTAGTCATTGAAGTAGGAGCTGATTTTCTAGCTTTAGCTGCATCTTGAATAGGAGTTTTAGAGCTAGTCTTATTTTCTTTTGGCTTCATAACACTATCTACCCCTTCTTTTATACTCTTAGCAGTATTCAAAGCAGATTGCGCTTTCTTTACGATAGGCAACCTTTTTAGTGTATCTATAACTTCTTTTGTATCTCTTTTATTTTTGAAATTTTTAGCTGCTTGTTCAGCTAATAGTTTTGCAAAATCTACCATGAAATATTACCTATCTTTCCTTGACTTTGAAGTTTTCCGAATAATCCTCCAGCAGAACCTGTCCCGCCTGTTGTGGTAGTTCCAGAGCTAGAACCGAATGGATTATTTTTAAACCAATCAAATTGATTTAAACCACTAGCAATACCAGTATCCATATTAGCCGTAGTATTCTGATACTGTTGAGAATTTAAACCTGAACCAGCAGAGCTACCAGAACCTATACCCCTCAACGAACTAGCTAATTCTCCAGCATTACTGCCTGTCATTCTACCAGCAGTTCCCATTGTTCCGCCAATAGCTCCACCGATAGCCATTACCATAGGATTCCCTGATTGCATAGAAATAGAACCTATACTATCTCCTGCAGAGGTTAATAGATTTGACCACCAGTTACTATTTGCCTCGTCTACCAATTTATTATACTGTTCATTTTCAGAATATTCTTTACCTAAGTTATAGGCGTTACCATAAGAACCTAAAGCCCCTGTTAGCATATTATACTCTTGAGCAGCCATTTGATTAGCTTGATTTAATCCTTGAGCGTATAGTTTACTAGCGTAATCATTGTAATACCTTTGTAAATCATCGTACCCTAATTGATTGGCTGAAGAATACCCTCCGCCAGTAGCAGCATAATTTTGAGCCGTTTGTTGTCCCATTGCTCTTTGGTAGTTTCTTAAAAAATCTGACCGAGCTGCCGCGTTAGCCGCATCCACATATTTTTCTAAATAAGGGTCCATTCTATTCTGGATATTTTCCATGTAGTTCCCTAGCTGAGTAACTCCTTTTTTATAGTAAGGAATAGCAGTATTAGATATATCTCTACCGCCTATAGTATAATCAGTCTGCGGAATTTTAGCTTGCTTTGAACACATTAAGCAATACCTCCATATTAGTTATTATACATTATATCAAATTATTTTTCAAGTGTTATGTTAAGTTTCTTTACTTATTCCCCTAGGGATTCTCTTTACTTATTGCATTACAAATATCTTCTATCCATTCAGGTGGGATTCTTTTATCTGCCCACTTAATACCGTGTTTATCGCACCAATCTGCATAAGAAGTTTTACTTCCTTTTTTAATCTTTTGATTAGCATTATAAAATAACATTCTGAACTCTATTTCTGGATGCTGTTCTATAATTAATAACATCTTTTGTCTATCTTCTAATACCCATCTACCTTTGGTTTCTATAACAATAGATTTACACACAGGGAAATCGGGAGTATAAATATGTTTACTTTCAGGTATTGTATATTCTAATTTAACAGACTCGTAATTAGGATTGATATCATATTCTTCTAATTGTTGAATTATCTTTTCTTCAAGTCCTGACCTAAACCCGTGTTTAATACCTGCAGCATCTTTAGTTATTCGTTTACGTTTGAATCGAGTCATTTATTTATTTTTCTCCATACTAAATATTTGAATATCGTACAAATGTACTTCACCTTTTTTATTTTTATAAGGTAATGCTTTTGGAATATATCCAGTTTTTTTGAACCCCATTCGTTTAGCCATTCCAATAGCAAGTACACAATTTTGAGGTATCATACAATATAAATTAGAGAATAAAGAATACTCTAATATTTCTTTATACATATCTAATACTATTTTACCCCATATAGCCTTACTTGTAGCTATGTGTACTTCTGCAGTACTTGTCTGAGCCATTCTTATATTATCAAAGATTACAATTCCATAAAGATATTCTTCTCTCTCGTCGAATATTCCTAAAACAATACTATCTTTACTATCAACAAAAGAACCAAGAAAAGTTTTAACTCCTTGATATGTACTCATTGAATACGGACATTGTAAGTCGAATATCATAGGGTTATCTTTGTAGCAGCTAATTATATCATCTATATATAGCTCTAAGTCTTTTTGTTCGATTGGTCTGTATTTCATGTCGTTATAAACTCCACGTCCTTGCGGACTTTATGTTATTACTCCCCTTGACTGAAATCATTCCCATACGGGAAATATATTGACTCAGCAGGGTTATTCACCCTGACTGAAGTCAGGTAATCTTAAAGCTGCCAAACAAAATGCGGTATTAGCAGGAAATTCTATACTTATTCCAACACCTTCTCTTCCTGACATTGGCGCATACATTCTAGTAACATTGCTAACCTTATCAGCCCATTTACTTTCCATTGAAAAACTATCAACAATAGTATTAATACTTCTATCAGAATACATCATTGGAGGAAGGAGAATATTATGTTCAGTTAATCCTTTTGATGGGGTTACTTTTTGGTAAGATGAGCCACTATTATTCGTTGATAAAGCATAAGAAATCCCGTTAAGCTCTGTTATTTCTAATAAAGAAGAACAAATCATTCTATTATCTCTTAACCCTATAGATTCAAAATCTACTACACAAGTCATGTTGGGAATTATACTTCCTTTTTTAAAGTCTTGACAAATCTCCCCATCGCTAGTAATAAAAGCAACTCCTTGATTAAATCCAATATAAGCATCAATATTCTTATCTAATTGTCTAGGGAATAATGTTCCTGCATTAGTTAATACTAACCCTTGATTTAGGTTTTCTCCATAATACAAGATAAATACTTCAGCTTCTGAGTTATATGTTAGCCACCTTTTACCATTATTTATTCCTAAATTTTGAGCGTTTAGATATTCAGAACTTATTACAGGTTTCCCAGATACCATAGCACCAAAAACATTTACAGATAAAGCATTAACTATAGCACCTGTATTACTATCGAAAGCATAAACTTTTTCTCTTACAATTACGTGGTCCGTTGCATATTGTTGTCCACAGTTTGATATTTTTTCGATATTAACTGTATAAATAGCAGAGCCTGTAGCAGATTGAGATGCAGTTATAGTTAGATAATAAAAACCACCTTCTTTAGTAACCAAAGTACCGTTGAGAAAGTCTTCAATGCTTAACGTCTTAGATGTATCATTATAGAAACCACTAAAGAAACCAGCGCCTGCGGATTGCTTAAAGTTGTCAACTACACCTATCGCTGAGTAGTAAATAGTACCATCAACATTAACTATAAATAATCTATTTTGAGAGACTTCCATCAGTATAGGTTGCAATAATATCTCTGTTACTGTTGTTTGTGTTTCAGAGGAAGTATCAGAACCTCCAGTGCTTGGTTCTTCATTTTCAGGGATGTATTTAAGTGTTAATTCTATTTGCGCTTTTTCTCCTAAAGTAACCGCTTCTGCGTACGTTTTATGTTCACTTACACTTGCTAGTTTTAATGTAAACTTACCTTCCTGTTCATCTTCTTTAGTTTGAGTAGCAGAAAGAACTCTTAGATTATCTTTTGCATTTACAGACACATCCTTGCCAGTCCAAAAATATTTCAAATATTTACTGTCTAATCTGCAAGAATAGTAATTAGAAAAGTCTTGTAATTCAACTCCTGACACAATAGTAATATCAGCACTTGCTGAATAAAATCCCCCGAATAAGTAACAAGTTCCACCACTATAGCAAATCATATCATTACCTCTACGAGTAATAATAGGGTCGATAGAGCTTCCTATAGGAGTAGCGTATTCTTTTAAACCCTCACTAGCCGTGTATAAGAATACTTTTCCAGTAGTAGTAGTTATAAAAAAGCTTTGATTGCCTGATACTATTTTACTATATCCTGTAACATGGTCCATTAATTCAAGTGAAGCTCCTTTAATATATCCGTATTGAGGAACTAAAGCTCCTTTCTCTGACCAGCAATTTCTACCGCCAATCATAGCTAAAGAGTATAATTGTTCCGAAATATTTCTTGGAGTGTCTAAATAATAAAGCCCTTTAGAGAAATCTGAAAATATCCAAGAACCATCTATTTTAGCAGTACCTTTTTTCTGTCTAGCCATATATCTAACCTAATAAACCTCTCTCTGGATTGTAATGACCAGCTCGTCTGTCCCATACTTTGTTATCTTCAATAGTACCATTATCTCTTTCGAGCATTGTTTGCATTCTTTGCTGACAAATTTGATTATAGATTGAAGCGTTAGCGTTTTGACATCTAGAAAATATTAATGCTGCAGCTCTTAATACTACAACGTTACAGAACTCATCACTAGCCATCACTTTGTCTTCTATGCTTGTAACACCTATCTTGGACACATCATCATTGCTCCACACTAGATTAGTTGTGGATAAAGTTAATTTAATTTCATAGTCATCATCAGGAATAGGTACCAATCTTAATTGCCCTTTTAACATTGTATAACCATTTGGTTTACCAGTATGAACATTTGCATCTTGAGTATCCTTATCGAAATCATATAAGAAGTTTAATCTTTTATACTGTCCTGTTTTATTATCCTTTATTTGAGCGGTTTTAATTATCCCATCAACTCCGTAAAGGCTTTGCTCTTTAATAGTGTGAATAGTATCAGTTCTTTCTAAAATATTATTACAAGTATATAACCCATCAATAACATTTTGTAATGCCAAACTAATACATTGCAATAAGAATCTTGTAGTATCAGGACTATCAGTTTCATTAGAATATAATGGGAAGCCTGTTATAATTGCCAGTTCGTCATATAAGTCTTTTACTAGAGTTGCCATATATATAAAATCCTTTTTTGTTGTGGTAAAAATATAGAGGGGAGTTAGAATTAATATAGAGAGGAAAGGTGAATTAACGTGAACTCCCCAGAAGCCGTTAATTATTGTTGTTTATATGAGTATCTGTTACTCGTTTTTAAGCTTGAGCAAATTCAACGAATGCTACTACTGTTGCTTTAGGTTCAATAACCTTTCTACCGTAGATTTCCAAACCGTGAAATTCTGAACCAAATCTAGTATGAGAACGGAATTTTTCAGGAGGAAGGACTTTAGAAGCTTCAGTTACTGTATTAGAAGTACCTGCAATTACTACGAATGCCCCAGCTTTCAATTCTTCTACTGTAATTTTTTCAGCAGATTCTTGAGATAGAGCAGGTTCAATAGCTAGATCCATACCCAATACTTTACCTACGTTAGCAGTTTCTACTTTTTGGTCAGCTTGAGTAGTGCTTCTGTCTGTTAAGTATTTAGATTGTAACAACATTCCAATGCCTTGAGTTGGCATGAATAAACCAGCAGTTTGAGCTTTGCCTTCAGTAGGGTTAGAACCCATAGGGATTGTAGCATCTGCTGCGATAGCACCAGTATTATACAAGTCTAAGTACATAGGTAGTAACACTTTTGAGTATAAGTCATCAACTGTTGCACAAGCAATAGGAGCTGCTGGGGTTCCTAATCTAGTAACTGTTGCATCGTTGACAATTAAGTTACATAATTCAACGTTTTTAGCTCGTCTAATCTTATGACCTGCTACTGCTAAGCCTAAAGATTCATAGTTCCATTTACCTTCAGCTTCATTAACATCAGAAACGAAGAAACCGTATCTTGAAGATTTATCAATTTTTAAAGTCATTTTTTCGCTAAAATCGATATCTTTAGTTAGGTCCATTCTATTATCAGTAACTGCACCTACGCTTACTGCGATAGAGTCGATGTCAGGTTTGACAATAGTTACTGTATCACCAATTTTAAAGAAGTCGCCTTCAAAGTCTCTGTTAGTCAATTTAGTTTGAATATCAGACATTGGTTGAGTTAATTGCAAGTGAAGTTTTTGAGCCAAAGCTACTTCGTAAGAATTATTTTGACCATCTACTTTAAGAGCCATATTCTTATCCTTTCTTATTGTTTAAATAAATTTCTAACACTTTACATTGTAATACGTCATCGGAGTTTATACGCAGTTGCTCCCTTTGCGCCAGCTCGACCCTCGAGTTTTTCTATCAATATACCGTAAATTATCTTACATACTGCCATAGACTACGCCTTTGGATTTAAAGCTTATACGTGCAATATTTGCACTGTTTTACATACTTTTAATTATCATTATACTATTGGATGGGATTTGATACCCTTGATTATACTTTGTCCCTATTGCTCCTAATATGAAAGCTATTAGCAATACGAAAGCTATGGGTAAATATATATCATCATAACATTCTATCCAATGGGTTTTATAGTTTTCTTTCTTCCTGTTGCTGCTCTCTTTTCTTTTCGTTATGAATTTCATCTATTACCCTTCCAATAATCAGTTTTTGATTATCTTCTATGCCGTCTTTAATATCTCTAATCCCGTATGCGAATACTTTAGCTATAATTTTCTTTCCGAGTAAAGTATAACCTAAACCCATTGAAGCCATTGCAGTTATTGCTACGTCAGCTAAAGCTTCTCCCTGTGCATAATCTTCTTCTGTAGGAGAGAGATTTTGTATTTCTTCTAGCTCTCCCTTAGCTACATTAGAATTTATTCTTAAAACCTTTTTAATAAATTCTTTAAATTTCATCTATATTACGCTCCTCTTTTAAGAGCTTCTTCTACAAGAGCAAAGTGTTCTTTATAAAAAGCATTTCTGTCTTTAAATGGAAGTGCTGCCATTTTTTCTAACACATTGTCTACGTTAATACCTGATGTAGGTTCTGACTTACTTCCAACACCTTCTTCAAACTCAGCTCTATCAATCTCTTCTACGACTTTAGGTGGTTCAGGCTTAGCAGGAACTTTTTCTTCAGGTTTTTCTTCTTCCTTCGGTTCTTCCTTATCAGAAATGTTTTTCTTATCAGAAATAATCTCTTCAACCTTTTCAATTTTATCAGCTACTTTATCTACATGTTCTTTAACTACATCAGCAGCCGTCTTTACAACATCAACAGTTTTTCCTGCAGTTTTAACAACCATCTTAGCTTTAGCTACTGCTAATTCTAATTTAGCTTTTAAGTCATCGTGCAAATCTTTAATACCCGCTTGAGCTATAATATCTAAGAATGTTTCTGCTACGATAGGAGCTTCCTCTTCAGAGATATCCATTTTTTGTAGAAGCCTGTCAGCTTTCTTAAACACAACTTCATGGGCTTTTTCATTAAGGAATGCTTCAGCATCTTTCTTAGCAGCTTCAATAATATCATTAGCTTGTTTAGTCAAATTTCTAGCTAATTGAGCTTTAGCAGGGTCTTCCTTTTCTAACTCTTCAATAGTTTTATCTGTAGGGATAGAATACTTTTCAAAAGCTTCTTCTAAACCTTTACCTAAACCTTGACATAATTGATTAAATTCATTAGCTACTCTAGCATTTTCTCTGCCTAAAGCTTCTACTTCTTCGGCTTCAGCTTTCTCTGCTTTGAGTTCTTCTAGTTCAGCTTTGATAACGTCTACGTCGACTTCTTCTTTTACTGTTTCTGGTTCAGTTGGTTCTTCTTCCTTTTTAGGTTCGATTACTTCTTCGACTGGAGCTTTCTCCTTTACCTCAGGTTCTTCAACCTTTTCTTCTTCGGCAGGTTTCTCCTCTTCTGTAGGAGGAACTTCTTCTTCCTTTTTAGGTTCGATTACTTCTTCAGTTAAAGTTTTCTCTACAGGTTTTTCAGTTTCTTCTTCAATAGCAGGAGTTTTTTCTTTAACTTCTTCCGCTACCTCTGATTGAATAACTTCTTGTTTTTCTTCTTGTTGGTCTAATTCTTCCTTTTTAATTTCATCAGACATTTAAAAATCTCCTTCTATTTGTTATTATTACCTTCTTCTGTTGGTTGTGTATTATTTATATCTGGATTATCAGGTACATTAGTTTGACCTGTTTGTTCATCTATTAACTCTAGCAAATTATCAGCATCTGTCAATTCTGCTTTAGCCATCAAGTATCTAACTGCTAATACCACTTGGTCTGGTTGTAAGTTAGAGAATATCATTTGTGCTATAGGTAATTGCAACATTTGCATCAATCTCTGTAATTCACCTTCTTTATCAGCCCTTGAAGCGTTAGTAGAAATAGCTACTTTTAACTCAGGGTCTGCATATATTTCATCTAAAGGTTCTTCTAATGATAAGGCTAATTCTCTATTGAATGCGTAAAAGGCTACAAATAAAGCTAACATGAAGTTATAGCTAAATACATCTGTTTCTACTCTCATTCTAGCATTAGCCTTTTGGGTCAATATAGCTGATTCTCTAGCAGTCCTTACTGCCCCATCTGTATTGCCAGTCATGTAGTTATTCAACCCTAATACATTCTTAGATTGGTTTAAAATCATATCCATTAACTGTAAACCATTAACTGAAGCAGCTGGCGGAGCATAAAATTCAGGTTTGTTTTCTAATGAATTATACTCGTAATATTTATTCTTACGCATATTTTTAATTTCATTAGAATTAATAGTTCCCTTTTGATACAAAACAATAGGTACTGCAATATCCTCTAAGTTTTGTAGGAATAAATCTGTTACTCTATTAACAAGAATATTTACAATCTCAGTTGAAGCTAAAGGAGCTACTGACCTGTGTGTGTAATCGTCTATCTTATAGGCTGCATAGATAATTCTATTAGTATTTACAGAGCTATAAGAGATACTAGCTATAAAACCACCGACTACAGTTGCTTTAATATTTCTGAGTACTTTATTATCGGATGTAATATAATCTCCATAAAACGTTAATACTTCAATTTTATGAGTATCAGTTCTATTTCTATTATTATTATTCCCATCGGTTGCTACGGTTTGATATACATAGCCACTGCTATTTTTACCAACAGAAGTAATAATATTATTTTTATCTTCATCAGATAGTAAGTCGTATTGCTTAGACACAAGGAGTTGTTTAGGGCTAATCCAAGTTCTTATAATTTTAGTACAACCTCTAGGGTCTTCTTTATAATCATAAGCATCAACATAAAAATCTAATGGGTCAATTCGCTCAATATCTAAATCTTGATAAGAAACAAATTCCTTTATCTTGAAATTACCAACCTTCTCACCAGTTTCTGCATTTACTAAAGTGTTCTTAACTCTATACTCTTCTCTAGTAGTTTTAAGTTTAATAAATGAAACTGCTTCACCTTTAAGTAACCAATCATCTACTGTATCACCTGAAAGCTTTTCTAGTAAAGACATTCTTTTGAATTGATTAGTCATTACTTCCTTCAATTTAGGAGTCTTTAATGTTGAATAAGCATCTCTACCAGTAATTTCTAATAGGGCAGAGTATCCACTCAATGAACTTTCAATGATAGCAGATTTATAAACTTTAAACATTTCTGCAGTGTGAGGATATCTTTCCTTATCTGAATCGACCGCTCCAGCATAAACAGATTCTCTTAATGATTTATATGTAGCTTCCATTGGGGAAGTTCTGTCTAGTTCAATCTTCTTTTGTTTAATAAAAGAACATACTTCGTCTTTATATTTTTTGACATCGTAATAATCTTCTTTAACTTCTACTACCTCATCAGCTATTTGAGAAGTAGCTTGAACAGAAGGAAAATCCATACTGTTTAATAAGTTATTTTCATCTGCCATTTAAAATACATCCTTCCTTAAATAATAATTGTATACTATCATTTTATCAAAAAATATTTTATTTGTCAAGGATATTGTAACAAAATGTAAATATGTTTTAATAGTTTGTGGATTGATTCAATCTCTGCATAAAGTAGATAGGGTAACTTACCGCATCGACAGGGTGAATAAGATAACGCTTTTTATCATCCTCTTGTATTTCTTTGTCCGTAGGTTCTCTTAATCCTGCATTAGCCAAGTTATTTCTAGCTTCATCCATATTATATAAAAGTTTTTCACAAGAACTATCTACAAAAAATCTTCTTTCTCCTTTGGCGTTGCATATAATTCCTCTAAGAATAGACAATCTTTCCTTGATTCTAGGGTTTGCTTTCTGCACACTTAATGTAACGTCTATCATTTTACTTGCAAAGTATTGCAACATTACACTATAATCAGAGCCGTTAGTTTTCTTATCCCTGCCATGAGCATCACCCATTATTGTGAGTTTTCTAGTTCCGTATTCAAGAATGATAGGATACACTCTTTCGCACATCTCTTTTGTTGTTACGTTGTTATCTATTAATTCTTTTAATATATACCATTCGTCATTACTTCTTTGTTGAATCAAATACCAACACATAGGGTTATAGTTAAAGTCACAGGTAAGTATTAGTGGGTACCTAGAGTCAAATTTTAAGTCTTTAACAATATTAGATTCTGTAAACTCTGGAAAGGCTACTGTATTATCATAATCAACATCGAAACCTTCAATCATCTCCTGAACTTGCTCTTTTGAATAAATACGTTCCATCATCTTAACGTATTCAGGTCCTAATGCAGTATTCTCTCTTGTTGATGCTCTTATGAATCTATACTCAGGTATTTTAGTTCTAGGATTTATAAAATATTTATATATCCAACCTCTCCTTCCTTGAGGGTTTGTATGCATAAACAATGAGCGATGAAAGCCCTTCCAGTCCTTACCTCTTGCTTGTCTTATACGAGTCATTAATTTAAGGAAAACTATCTCATCTAAGAATGAAGCTTCTTCAAACTCTACCCAAGTAAATTCCTCTGACATAAATTGTTCCCAGTCAGACAAAGTCTTAAATCTTATTACAGATTTGTTTAAAAATACTATGGCTTGTTTTCTATCAGTAAACCACCAGTGAATATTTTCCTTTAAACCAATTTGGTCCATCCACCACAAATATTTTTGTTTGGTAGTATTATCTAATAAGTCCTGAGACTTAGCTCCGACTAAACCTCTACATCCACCCCATTTTAAAGCATAGCAAAGTCCTCTTAAAGCTCCAACATGAGTATTGTGAGTTACCGTAAAATCCCCAAGCAGGAAATGGGGTTCTTCTAATAGTGTAAAACCATAATAGTTGTCAATACCTCTAGGTCGAATAACAAAGCCAGTTCTTAACGGGTTTTTATTTTGAGTCTTCCCTCTACTAGTTTTTCTCTTTACAATTTGAGGAATAGCGGAGAAGTCTCCACTAATAGATACATCATAGGATGTATATATATCTCCGTTCTTATATTTTAGCTTTTTGTTTCTTTCTATTACTCTACTTCTAAAGCCTAATGAGCTAGCAATGTACGAGTAATCTTCTGCCAAATCTTTATATTTTGTCGAGACAACCTTATAAGAATCACTCGGAGAATAACCATCGCTATCTAAAATTCCAGCAAGCAGCAATTGTCTATCGAGCAAGCTTGCAGTTTTATATCTAAACAATATTCTCTTATGGTTATAAGTAGATATTATTTCATTTCTCAATTTATTAAATGGTTGTAAATACTTATTTTTAGATGTAATCCTTATTCGATATAGTTCACATCTCCTCTTATCTTTATATTTAGTTAGAAAACAATCGTCAGGGATATAATTTATCAATTGCTCTCTTATCTCTCTGTCGTGAACCGTTATTACATTACCATTAGTATCGCCATCTCCCAACCACAATCCGTATAAATAGGGAGATACTTCTAATGATGCTGAATTGGAAAAAGATATTGCTTTACTTCTATATAATTTATAATTACTCTTAAATTTTTTACTTTTTAATAAGTAATCTGATAATGTTATATCTATTTTCTTTCCAGTAACGGTATGAACTAAAGACAAGATATGAGATTTATTACAAGTAAACGAGTTTCCCCCTCTAAGTGGGATTACTTCAAACATCTCCTCCTTGCCTCGACCCAAAGAAACAACGGTTCTCTTTTTACTATCGGGACCCATTAATTCATCCCCAATGATAATATCCTGTACCATTTTAATAGTTCCGTCATACATTAGCACGGGGGTATTAAAACCTAAACATTTTCCCGCTCCAACGCCTCCATAATAGCAACTAATATCTTGGTATTCTTCGTCAGGGTCTTTGGCTTTAATCGCTTTAATTCTTTCTTCTATATCGCCAACCATAAATTCAAATTGCTTTGGAAATAGGCTTGCTTCAGTAGTTTGAAAACCTCGCATTTATCCTACCCTCTTCTCGTACATTCCTACAGGGTCTAGTACGTCTATATCATAATCATCTGCAATTATCCTATTATTATAATCATCATCAATTAAAATACATTTATGTCCAGCATCTTTAAACGTTTTAATATAATTAGACTTAGTTATATACCCAAAATCAGAACCTTGCTCTATTAGTTCAAATTCTATACCTTGCATGATATCCTTTAACATTCTCATTGTGCTAGGGTGAGGCGCTCTTACGGTTAGAAATACTATTTTAGAATTATACCAAGTATCAGCCATTATTAACTGATATAATAACTTATGGTTTACTTTATAGAGCTTACACTTTTCTTGTAACCACATTAAGAATGAACTTAGTTTATCGCTCCTGAATAAGTGCCAAGTATGGTGCATTATCTGATGATAGAAGCCATAAATTATAGTACCATCAATATCTACAAAAATATAATCATATTTACCTAAGTTTCGCATTGTTGATATTCCTTATCTAAACATCTTTCTAATAAATCTATTTTTTGACATATTTTTTTAGTAATAAATTTATAAAATTCTCCGAAGTCAGTATTACCACTATCATATTCAGGGTCGTATTCTATAGCAAAATCTCTAAATGCTTGAACCTGCATTAACTCTCCTACATCATATCTGATAGCAGCTCTCGTCCATCTATCCTGTGTACAAGACGAAGTAAAAGTTCCTGTAGTTTTCTTATTCGTTTTTTTCTTTAATTCTTGTATTCTGTTAGGAGTTCTAGGAGACACTAACCCTCTTCTTTCATTAGAGAATTTTATTAGTCTCTTAGCTAAATCAAAAGAGTAGCCTTTCTCTTTTGCATATCTAGCATAGAATTTATGACAAGCATCACATCCAACCATATGAATTAAACATAGTTCGTATGCTTCGGGAGTTAGTTCTTTTCTAAAAAACTCTGCTACTCTTTCTTTACAACTGTCGCAAGATATTCCCATTGTTATCTCCATCCTCCCATTACAAATTTTCTAGTTCTTTCCTTATACACAGGATTATCAAACTTCCTTTTATGAAAATCATCTTTGGCTTTATAATAATTAGTTTTTTTAGCCATATCCCACGCTACATCAAAATCCAAGAAATAATAAATCAATTTCTTTAATAGCTTAGCATCGTGAGCAGATTGGTCCACTGCATCAGGGCAAGCATCTATACATTCTATAATCATAGGGTCCTTATATCCTAACCCTCTTAGTTGATACATATCTTGAACTGGAGTTCTTTTTTCTCCATTAGCTCTGAAAAATAATTGATTATCCACCTGAGTATCTGTGCCTTTTAATTCTTCTCCCTGAAAAACAATTTTAATATCATCTTTTATAGATGTTTGACTACGTTTAATCTCTTTTTTTTGGTACAATTTTTCGAGGAATTTGTCGTGTTTTCCGACTTGTAAGTTTGTGTTTTCAAAATCGAAAGTCGTAGTAACAATATGCCTTTTGTTAGTATAACATTCAAAAGATTTGCACCCCTCCATCTCTTTGACTATGAATGTTTCTAAAGATAGCTTAGTCAGAACATATATATGAATACCTTCACCAGAACTTGAGACTTCATATTCATCTTCAGCAAACTCTTTTAGAAATTCTTTTGTTAAAGCTTCTATCTTTCCGTCAGGAGTGAAACAATCGTCTAAGTCTAAACATATAAGGTTAATCCCTCCACCTACATCTCCTAATAATATAGATACCTTTGCATTATTACTATCCGCAATTTCTCTTGCCTCGCTATAATTTACTTTTTTAATATCATATATACCAACAGGTTTTAATTGCCCTTGTTCTATATTACAAGTACGTTTTTCTTTTGATATGGCGAATATTTTGTAAGGGTATAAATACATTGATTATTAATCCTTTAATAAAGTTATAGTAATTATTACAAATAATATCAACCCAGATAACACGGGGGTATATCTCCTATTTTAATTATAACATAAAATAATTTGTTTGTCAAGATATTAGAAAAGCTTTTTTAAATCACTAGTGTCGGAATCTAGTTTAAGTGCCTTGTTGAACATATCTATACTATCGTAAAAGTATTCATCTAGTTTGCTGAGGAATGGGCATTTATAGCAATCTATCTCTATCATCCCGCATTCATTTGCTCTATCGCACCAACTTCTCCACATATCAATTTACTCCAAGTTTTTGTTTAATATTTTTTATATGTTGTATTCTATAGGCTGCAGACGGATGACTATCGCAATTATCTCCGTTATTATATTTTTGAACTATTTTGTTTAAAGCGCTATCTAATGTAATAGGATATCTTCCTGCGTATAGCATTAACACTGCCATTGCATCTGCTTGGTTCTCTCCGTTATGTCTAAACTCTGTTATATCTTTAGAAGTAGGAGGTCGTTTATTAATCATGACAAACTCATTATAAAAAGCCTGAGCCTTCTCACTGTGTCTAAGAACTGCATGAGCTACTTCATGGAAAACTATAGCCCGTACTTCATCTCTGCCCATTATATTATATATGCCAGAAGAAATTGTTATTTCTCCGTATTGAGTATAAGCAGCTGGAGCATTAAACTCTATGGTTCTAAAAGTACATCTTCTCATTGCTGCTAAACACATAGGTTTTGCTTCTTCGAATACTTGTTCTACCTCTATTCTTGTAGCTCCATACATAGGGGGTACCCCAAGAATGAATAAGCATATTAAAATGTAAAGTAGTTTTTTAATCATTTTGTTTTACATCTTTCTCAGGTTGCTTTACGGTAATAACTACTTCAAATCTCATCTGTTCATTTTCGATAGATTTAAGCTCCCTTATATCTTTAAGTATTCTAGCAGCTACTTCATACTTCCCTTCTCTCTGAGCATCTTTGAGAAGTTTATTATAGAATAACATCATGGTGTCGACATCATCTTCAACTAATGACATCTTCTGTAAGTCGATAGCAGCTTTTTTCTTCTCGTTAAAATCAGATAGTTCTATAATTCTTTTATAAAGTTGCAGAACTTCTAAATTCGATATTTTAGGAATGCCTGCTTTTCGTAGATTATCGACGTAATCCTCTCTATATAACTGAGCAGATACTACCGCATCTATCATCGCATCTGTTATTTCTATATTATTTATATCCATCAGTCTAAAATCTTACCTTTTTCTATTTCTAAAAATTTTGCTTTATAGACTTTTCCGTTTTTAAATTCTACAGTAGCAAAACCTTGACACCAGTTTGGAAGAACACAATATTCAGGGTTTAGTGAACATAAACATCCAGTCTCTATCCATACAAATTTCCTTCCAGCTTTTCTTGCTCTATATACAATTCCGCGGTGGACGTGACCAGTAGCTCCAGACATATAAGAATTTTCCATTTCTTTAATAGCCGAAAGTCCTGATTTATTGCCTATGTAAGTACCGTGCTTGCACACAAAGTTATCATTAAAGGTTACACTCGCGCATCCTCTTACTCTATAGTCAGATGTCTTGATAATAGTAAATACATCTTCAATCAAGCTAGCAAGCTCAGGGGCTTTTGTTAATACATATTTTTCTAATCTATTTTCGTGATTGCCTATAACATAGTAAATATCTGCATTAGGAACTACTTTCCTTAAACTGTCAAGAAATCCTTGACACATCGTCATCTCTTCTAAAGGGTTTCTTCCTTCTCCCTTAGTAAATCTTGATAGCATAAACATATCCAAAACGTCACCATTAAGAACTACAACTTCTGGCTGCTTTTCCTTACAATATTTGATGAATGACCTTACCGCTGCATCATCTTGAAAAGGAATGTGGATATCAGAAGCTATAACTACAGTTCCGTTTTCTAATTTAGTTTCTATGTCAATCACGTTTTTTGCTCGTTTCATTCTTACATCCCTTTAAATTCTTCTCGTATCATCTCCATCAACATTGTTTCATAGTCTTTAGTATCTCTAGCTTTTTCTTTACTATTAATACTTCTAGCCTCTTCTATAAATTTATCCACATTGTCTTTAGTTATCTTGGTTCTTGCCATATATTTTGTTTACCTCCTCTGCAAAACTTTTCTGTTGCCCTAGTATTAGTTCATTTAACAAGGCTTCATCAATTGCCTCTCCATCCAATAAGCTCTTTCCTATAATATCATATAACATTCTATGTTGTGAACTTGTAATAAATTCCCTTTTCATTGGAGCTATTAGATTTAATTGTTTATTACATTCTTCTTTACTAATACCTTTTTCTTTATATATTGATATAACATTTGATAAGTTATAGTCACCCTTTTCTTGAAGTAATTTGTTAGCCGTTTTCATTCCTACTTTATTAATGCCTTCAACATTATCTTCTTTGTCGCCTGCTAACATTTGGCAGAATAGCTTATGTTCATCATATCTTATATCAATATTCTCTGTAGTATTTATTTTACAATTAAGTAAAGTAACATAATGTAAATCTTTGTCATCTGAAAATACTATACAATCTTCAACATCATAATTACATAAGTAGTCATGGATTATCACAAGAATTTCATCTGCTTCAAAAGACTCTACCCTGACGATATCTTTATCATTTTCTAGAACCCAGTCTCGGAACTCCTTTACTCTAGGGTCTTTCTTTCTCTTGGCTTTATAGGTAGGATAAACATCCTTTTTCCAACTATGACCAGACATTACCTTAATAACCTCTACGGGTAAATCATCGAAGTATTTATGAGTTCTATCTATAGCTGATTGAGTTAATTCGTCTAGGATTTTTGGGGCTTCAGATATATCTCCTGAACTTATAGCTGCATACAAAGCTTTGCAAACATATCCATCGTAGTCAAGTAGAGCATACTTCATATTAGCTCTCCAACTCTACTGAATAGATATTCAACTTATTCTTATCTATTTTATTTACTCTAGCATATTCTTCAATCTGTGCTAAAGTTTCAAATACTAATATTTCATCATCTACATTATACTCAAAATCAGTGTTCCCATCTATAGAAATAATGTAACCCATTCGTTTTTTCTTACTCATATAAGTACCTCCACTTATAATTGTAAACTATTATAAATTATTTGTCAACCCTTTTGTAAAGATATTTTTACAATTAATTATTTTCTTTATTCTACTTCCTTCTCTTTGTTTTCTTTGTCTGCTAGTACTTTTTTGCATACATATTCTAATGTATCGAATAGATATTTCTTTAATTGTTTAGACACATCTCCATTGGGTTTGTGAACAAAAGCTTTCGCTTCGGCATCTGTAATAGGAAAATTAAATTTGATTGTATATACAGTTGTACTATCTTCTGGGTACTTTCTATTCTTAATACTATTCTTACTCATTGATATTATCTCCTTCATTTAATAGGTATTCATTATATTTTTGTGCAGTTTCCATCATTTTATAAGCATATCTATTAGTTTGTATCTCATCAATATCAGCATAATATACGCCTAGCACTGCATCAGTAATTAAATCTCTAGCAAATTTATCATTAATAGGGATTTCTCCATCATCTTTTATTTTTAACCCCACATCTTTTAGTTTTCCATCAAGAATAAATTTTTGTTTAAAAAAATCTTCTACTATTAACTTAATTATAAAATCTAACCACAGGGGATTAGGAGTATCCAGCCCTAAACACTGGAACTCCTTTAGACAGTTAAACTTTGCATCGTTAAGCGTATACATCTAAAACCCCTTCAATCTTCATCCAACTTTTCAGTCTTTCTAATCCTTTTCTCTCTCGTCTTTCGACTGTACAGATAGACATATTAAGTTTTGAAGCTATTTCTTTTCTAGTATAAACTCTCCAAGTATCATTAAGCCCGTATCTCATTTCTAGTACTTGTCGTTCTTCTATCGGTAATCTATTAAGATATCTAAGAATTAAGTCTCTATCTTGTTTATTACTTATTTCGTCTATCATATTATCTTCAGCTGGAATAGTCTTAAAGAATTTACTATCAGTAACTTGTGATTTTAATTCAGGTTTATCTCCTACTCTAGTAACTCTCCAAATATGACTGTTTCCTAAATCTAGCATACTTCTGTTTAACCCTTCTCTTATTGAATTGTTTATTAATCGATAAGCATAACTTGTAAACTTACATCCTCTATTATTATTGTAAGTATTTGCAGCCTTTACTAATCCTTCATAAGCACAAGATAAAGTATCTTCATTATAAATTATTTTATTTCTTTTGTAAGCTATAGCTCTAGCTAGGTTTATATCTTCTTTACTTAAATAATGTTTCATCTTCATGTTCCATTAAGTATAATTCTAATACTGCAAGTGCATTCCATACCATGTGTTTCAAGTGTAATAAGCTGGTTTCGTTATCTTTTTCTTGACCTGCAAGGAATTTTAAATAGTGTCTCATCATACTGTCTTGGTATCTAGTAAATGCTCCGTCAACTAGCTTCCAATTGTCTGACTTAGGATACTTCTTCGTACCAAATGTAATGCACTGTCCTATACCTAATAACGCACGAGGGAATACTCTACATAGTGTCCCTACCATAGGTTTACCACTATCATATTTCTTACCTTTACCATCATCGGTTAAGTCGTATGCTTGCTCATTCTCACATCCTTTATCATTTAATTCTACAATCTTACTGAACTCTACATCTCTCGGTAATCCATATTGAGTAAATCGATAATATTCTCTAGCCTCTTCTTCTGTGTTAAAACTCTTATCTCCTAAGTAATACTCGTTAACCCTTATATTAAAATATTCTATTTTATACACCATATTAGTCTATCCTGCTTTCTTTTAACTTCTCTATTACTGGAATTAATTCTTTTAAATCTTTTAATTTAAAACCACTTAGTCTTTCATCTTTATAATGGAATGATATTTTATATTCTTGTATTACTGGAGTTATCTCTGTTTTTATTGAGAACTCTCTCCATAAGTATAATATCATTTGTATTAGCCTTAACGAAAGCCTCAAGTCTAGTGCCTTTAATAGCATTATTGCGAGTGCAACTCTTTTGGGTAACTGGCTTATACTTGACATATTATTTATCTCCTACAATTCCCTTTTCCTGTAAGACTAAATTCATTCGCCTATCAAACAGATATTTATAAGTAATATTTCTTTGACCTGAATATCTATTCTTAAATAATGTAGCAAAGATATATTTGTTACCTCCTTCATATTGCTCCATTAGGCTTAACCCCACATCCGCATCTTCTTCTATACTTCCTGAACCTTTTCCTTTTATTGCCATTACATCCTCTTTTCCATCTTTTTCAGAGGCTCTACTTGCTTGAGAACATATAATCATGGCTTTCCCTGTTTGTCGAGCATAAGTTTGTAATGCTTTAGCTGCTTGGCTTATAACCTCATATTCTTTGCCTTGTCCACTTATTCTCTGAATGTAATCAATGATGATATAATTAAACTCAGGGAAACAGTCAAGCATTGATATAATATCAAAGACTGTAGCCCCTCCTGTTTCACATATATCAATGTTCCGCAAATAATCAAACCTGCTATCAAAGACACTATCAAGAACATAGTTAGCTTTATCTCTACTTTTTTCATATAATTCCCTCAACTGGTAATTACTTATTCCTGTCATACTAGTAAGTTGTCGTTCCATTAGTAAGGCAGCCCCCATCTCGCAGGAGCAAATCATTACTTTCTTTCCCTGTTTTGCAAGGTTTACTGCTATTGTTTGTGACCAACAACTCTTTCCCACATTCGGGCGAGCTATTATATACGTTACGCTTCCTTTTCTTATAGTTTCTACACAGTCGTCTAGTATTTCTATTCCATACACTACATCGCCATGAGTTAATCTGTCCTCAAAATCTTGACGGATTTCTTCTATCCCTTCAAGCAAAGGAACTGGTTTATAAACTCTTTTAAATTGTTTATCATTATTATTTATCATTGAACTCATCTACTAATTGTGGAAATCTTAACAATAAACTCTGTACATCTGGCATATCTTTTAGATTTGCAGGAAGACTTTGTATATACAATCTAGCCGTGTTTAAGTCGTCTATTAAAAACGGATTGACATTTACTGGCACTCTATCACTTACTGCATAACTCTTACACTTTCTATAAACCCACCCTCCATCAGAAGCTAATATCATATTATGAGTTTCTTTCTCCAGTTTTTTTAGCTTCTGTTTATACTTTGGAATATCTTGATTTTTCTCTAAAAATAATATATAGTTAGTTAACTCTCTAAAAGCTTTGTGCATATAGTTGTCACCATACTTTGTTCTTATGGCTTGATATTGCGATGGAAGTAGTCTTATTTTTCCATTTTTATCCTCTTCTCCATCTGCGTTATATAACTTACTTCTCGCTCTTGTAGTATAACGTGGTAACAGATAAGCATATAAACCCTCAGCCTGATTAGGAGATAAATCCATAACTATATCAATTATCATACTATAAATATCATTTCCGTGAATATTTTTTGCCATATCAATTACACAATTTCTTTAAATATATTCAAAAGTAAGTCTACTCTATACTTATAAGTCTGTTTAAAAGTTACTCTATAAGGTGCTGCGATAATAAAATAATTATCTCCCTTGAATAATTCATTAATAATATCTTTCTCCATATCACTAGGGACATATATCCTTATAGTGGAGGTATTTGCGTAAAACTCTGTAGCCGTATAAATTGCAAATTTCAAAACCATGCACTCTTCAACATAATCCCAGTCAACAAGTTTACCATAGTATTGACATCTGGATAAGTATTTATTATTCTGTTGGTTTGTGTTGACTTGTTCTTTCACGACTTAGCCTATTCTTCTTTAATCTATTATGAATATACTTTCCTATATTATGTGGGCATTGTTGCTTATTCTGTGCTAAAGTTCTATCTAAGCGATATAAAGCTTTATCTGTTTCATGCCTCCCAAATTCTTGAACTAACTTATCATATTCTTCCTGAAGTAATTCAAATCTAAAAAATGTACATCTTTTTGGTAACCCCAAATCCTTGCGCACAGTTCCTAGTTCTAAAATAAATCTACTTAATAATAGATTGTTTACTCTAGTGATTACTTCTAACTCTTTTATTATTTTTTTTAGTTCTAATATTGTCTGTTCTTCCACGATTTTCTAGCTCTTTAATTCGCTCAGTTTCTTTAGCTATTTCATAATTTGCCCAAGTTATTTCTGATATAAAATCAATGTTTAATGGCTCATCCATAACATCAAATCTCCTAATTTTAAAGTTCCATTGTTTAGAGATTATTATACCAGATGGATTTTTTATTTACTTCTATTGATTACTAAAGTAGAAGTCCATCCACCCAAATAATCTTTTACATTTTCTAATTCATCTGCAAACTCAGCTCTCAATTCATCGTAAGCCTTTCTAAACATACTAGCGTCAATAGGTTTTTTAACTGGAGCCTCAGTTTTCGGTTTAAACTCTTTTTTGGCACCTGTTGTAGTTCCGCCTTTTTTAGCAAACTTTTTATTGTGGCATTCTTCACATCTTACCTTATCAGGGTTCTTTGAAGCCCATACCGCAAGACCACCGTCAAATTCAACTTCTTTACCGCATTCAGCGCACTTAAATTTTTCTGTCATTTCGTTTATTCCTTTCTATTAGCTTATTAATCCTATCTCTAAATTGCTTAAGTAATTCTTCTGTTGATAATAATTGCCCAGTTATATAGTATTCCTGAGCATAATCGCTCATAAAATTGTTTAATTCAGTTTTTATCAATTTTTCTACATTCATTTTATCACTCCAAGTAAAATAAAAAAAGAAATAAAAGGGAGGAGGTTATGTGTACAGTAAGGAGTAGGTATAAAAGAGGAAAAGATTATGAATAAGTTACTCCTCCCAGTTTTTTAGCCCGATAGGGCGTATGTATATATAGTATAAACTATTTTAACTTAATTGTCAATGGTTTTGTTAAGAATTGTTTACTTCTCCTTTGCTTTCTTAATGATGTTTGAAATTTGTGCAGTCATTTTGTCTACCTCGTCCCAAAGAATAACTTCTTCTGATATTAATTTTTCTATCTCATTAAGTGCTTGTTTATATCGATTTGTAATCTTATCAGTATTATCTATTTGAGCTTTAAATAGATTTTCTGCACCTTCTTGCCATTGTTTTAATTTTTCACACTCTTGCTCTTTTGCTTTTAACAAACTACAATGTTCTTTATTACAATATTTCCCGTTATAAAAATCTCTTGAAACTTGGTTATATTTCTCTAACCATTGCTCTAATTTTTCTTCGTTTTCTTTGCAACATTTATTATGGTATCGTCGCAATTCTTCGTACTCTTTTTCTTTATGTTTTAGTTGTTTGAAGTAACAATAGTGATTACATTCACCATCCCAATAGCAGGTACAACCATTAGGAATATCTGATTTATCAAAATGAATACATTTTGTTACATCTACTATCTGTTTATCTGTCACAGGGGAATACCTCCTTTATCTTATTTTAAGTTATTTTAAATTTGAATGAAAATTCAAGAACTTATGTTTTAAAAAGAGTAGTGCCGAAATCATCGCTATGATTATAGCTATAAGAAAACACGACATCCCCAATGTCAAAAATATTATTTCAATTGCTTCTAACATATATCTTTTACCTCATCATTATAATTAAATACTATTCTTTTATTAAGTAATGCAAATTCTTTTTCAGTTGCATAGATGTAACCATCATTTCTTTTTGCATGGTCGACTCTATCAACTACTTCAATATTGCCTTGTTCATCTATTATTAATTTATAAAACACGTCGTTTCACTCCTTACGCCCTGTCAGGCTTTTATCTAATAACATAATTCTGTGATACCTAGTAGCATAACTCTCTGAATAATTCTGCTGGCGATACGCATTCTTTATTAGGAATTATATTACAAACTATATTACAATACTGAGAGCATATTAATCCATCGCCATCACCGTCGCTACCATCTTTTAACATATAGTCTAAGATGTAGTCTATCCCATAAGGTCTATGGATATTATCTTCCATTTTGTTATAATCCATATTCGGATAATCTACAAGATAGTATTGAGTATCTTTTTTCTTTTCATTCTTTAAAAAGTCTTTTAACTGCCATCTGCGTACACCTTTAGGTATTCTTTTCTTGTTTACTTTAGCAACGTCTGTTGTACTTTCATATACGTAACTTCCGTATATCATAGCTACGTGAGATGGAACTCTTTCTTTTCTATTAACCTGTGTCTTAGCCTGAATAAGGCGACTAATAAAACTATTACCAAAACAGAATAATATCTTCGGTACATTGATATCTCTTCTTTTTAATTCAGTTCTCAATGCCTTCTCATCAGCTAATAATAAAATTGTTTTAGTCGTCATTTTGCATAATCTCCCAGCATAGTGCGGAACTTATACTTGCTATTACTAAGCATACTATTACAATTGCTGTTGTCATTACCCAATCCATTGCTTATAATTCCTCTATATCTTGTAGTAACTCATCGACCTTTTGATTTTCTCTTCTAATAGTATTAACTATCGCAGCTACACTATTACTTGTAGCTTTTGCATTTGGTATTACTGCATTGATTACTTGTGCTATTATGTTATTTGATATACCTATATCCATTAGCTTAGACACAATCTCTTTTCTTGTGGGATGTAATGTTGAACATTTGTTTACTAGTTTAATAAATACTTCAGTTGTTATATATTTATCTTTAATAGTTTTTCTTCTCTGTCTCTTACTAATATGACAATTAGTTATAAATTCCTCCATCATATCAGTATCAAATTCTTTAAACATTTGTCAGTATCTCCTTTAGGTTAATCACAGGACACATAGTTGGATATAATTCTCCGTGATTAAATACTTTTAATTTCTTACTATAACTCTTATTAAGATATTCGATAAGTTCTTTTCCAGCTACAATTTGTTCTTGAGTTATTTTATCTTTTCTGAAATCACCCTCGAAACAAATCCCTATCGTATCTTTATTATGTCCTTGACAGTGAGAACCAACTGCAAACTGTGGTCTCCCCGAATATACTCTACCATCTCGTCTAATATAATAGTGGTACCCTATTCCTGACCAACCTTGATTAAGATGTTGTAAATGTATTTGTTGAACTGTTTGTCCTTTACTGCAAGAATGATGTAAGACTATAGCCTCAGTCATTCTTCTTACAAGTAATCTATCTCTTTTAAAATTTAATTTACTATCTATTATATTCATTTAATAGCTCCATTACTTTATTTATTCTGCGAATAAATTCTAATTGTATTTCATCTAATGAGTTCCTATATATTAGATAGCTTATTGCCTGCGCTAATATTAAACCCATAATAAAACCTATAATAAATTCCATTGGTTAAGTACCTCCTTCGTCATTTTATAAACACGTCAATACTAAAAAGAATATTGATAAGCCAAATCCTACAAGTGTTCCTGCTAACATTTCACTAGGAGTTTTGATATCAATTCCGTGTTCATCCTCATACATCGTAGTAAATATATTTTTCTCAATATCCAATTATCTGTCCCTTTCCGACTAGTAGTCATTTATTCTTAACCTATCTATCTTCTTTACTTCCTGCTTGAATACAAGATTCTAACTCATATATGGCTTCATAGTAGTTTAAGTCTGAATAATATTTATCTAATAAGTAAAAGAAATAATTTCTTTGATATTCATTATCAAAACTTAAACTGTATCGCGTTATCCATCCTTCACCATAAGGTTTATAGTCAAAGCTTACATACTCGTTCCATTTTGATTGCCATTCCTGTCTTTCTACTGTTGCGTTACATCTTCTAATAATTTCTTCAATGCGCTTATTGTTTTCAAATATTTTGCTGTCACCTAATTCTATCTTAGTTATAAATTTCTCACTTGCAGCGCTATAACTATCATATTTAATTTCATATTTGTATGGCATAATCTACTCCTTTATTATTCCTTACTTCGTATGAGTTATCGTATCTATTAAAATCAAACGTCAAAGGCAAATCTCTTATGTCTATTCTCATTCAGGTTATACTCCCATATAATTCAAGGTATTATCTAATAACTTTTCAAACTTTGTATCGCAATTCTTTTCGGTTACATTGCTTATTCCTAGTTCAACCAAGTCGCATAGCCTATCCTCTTTAAATAAATACAGTCTTGATAGTGCGTAGTAGTTGGGTCTAACTTCTCGACAGTTAGATATATCTACATGACTGAAATTAGTTTTTAGAAATCCTGCAAAAGTTTTAATTACTTTTTTATTGTTCGTGTACATTTTTCTATAACCTCCAATGGTTTTTTTATTGTTTTAATTATCATCTTATTTTCTTCTACCTGCTCAGCAATTGTTTTGATATTGTTAATATTAATAACAGAAACGTAATCAAAATCGCCATATTCATTACAGATGTAAGTCCCTTTTGTAATTAACTATTCTATGGTGTCATTCACTTCATCTAAATTCATATATAAAATATTTATTCTTTCAACAGAACCTTTAGTAGTGACATAAACAGAATACATTCTTCGCTTATCATTAAAATTCTTTCGTATCATATCATGCAACCTCCCTATATTCTGTACCCATACATTCTAATAGTTTAAGATATTCTTTCAGGTCTTCCGCTTGTGTTTCGTTATCAAAGTAATCCATTTCCATTACATCATTACCTAGTATCAATGAGCTATCAACACCTTTTTTATTACATTCGTATGTATGGTAATAGTCTTCTGTTAGACTTCCAATTTCTATTAAGTCCATTATATAAGTTCGGACTACGCAAGTATATTTTTTATTATTATTTCTATTACTGTTAGTCATAATTCAATTCTCCTTTTAGTATCTAGTAACTAGGTTGAGCGTTCGTTATATTCTTCTCGACTTATCTTATATCTATATTATACCACGCTTAAATAGTTTTCTAACATATTTTTTTAATTATTTACAATTGTTTACATATTCTTTTACACGTTTTTAAGGTTAATAGTTATTACTGCTTACATCAATATACTTATTATATACTAAATGAAGCACATACAAAAAAGAGTATCATCCATACATTAAAAGGTGTTTGATATTCTTGTTCTCTAATAATGCAAAGAACTATTACCCAACTAATAGCAACGAATACCATCCAATCGATTAATGTTAATGTATAAGGACCACTAATGGGAACAATACTATCAACTAATACTATTCCTAAAAAAGGTAACACTGTCCAACAAAAAAATGTTGTTATAAGTCCTGCTAATATTTTATCCATTATATTATACCTCCAATAGCTATGAATGAGTTTATTAAAAATAATACTAGTATCATAATATTACATCCTTTGCTTTTACTTATACACGTGTAGTTATACACATCGTACTCTTACAAAAACATTACTTCGGGTTTAGTTACTTCAACAAGAATACTTTCTTGATTTAATTTATCTTTTAAAGTTTCAACATTATTTAAAATTTTTATTCTTAATTGTATATTTGTTATTTCTGTATCATCAACAAAAGTAGTTATAATGAATGCTTGCTCTCCTACTTTTTCTTTTGTTTCTTGCATAGTGTAAACGCCATTAGCATATTGAAGAGTATAGTTTTCGAATAACTCATCAAACACTTTACGAAAATCTCTGTCGGATAATTCTTTTTCGCAAGTGTCCTTGTCGTTCATTCCTACATAATAAGTTACTTTAATCATAATTAATTATCTCTTTTATTCTTGTACACGTTTTATACTTCTTACATTATTATTATACAATATATTAAATTAAATGTCAAGTGCAAGTGTTATATCTTCCATACTTGGGTATTCATAAGCAGTGAAAGACTTTGCAGCCCCATAACTCTCTTGTCGAATTTCAACAAGTAATACTAATCCGTCTACACTATACTCATCATTTTTAAATACACACAAAGAAGGTATTGTTCCACGTTCACCACATATTATATTACCTTCTACAGGTATGTTGCCATACTTGGTTTGTATTGCCTGTAAGTGCTTAATGAAGTTTTCTAAGTCTATATTTGCCATAATCTTACCTCTTTCTTTTTTGTTTCTTATATTTATCGGATACGTCTAAATACCTTATACTATTATTATAACATATAATAAAATAGATGTCAAGTATTATATAGTAATATATTTACATAACTTAATAATTAATATAGTTATATAATGTAGCGTATTAATATAACATGTACGGCAGTATAGTAATGTACATACTATACAAATGTATTAGCTAATAAAAAAAAAC